TCGTCTCGTCGGCCAGGGCCTTGTAGGATGCCTGGACCGCCGGGTCTTCGGGAGCGTTCTTAGCGTTCTCGTAAAAGTCCGCGAGGCGCTTCGAGAGGTCGGGCTTAATCTCCGCGTAGGTATGGCTAGGGGCGTAATCGATGCCAGCCGACTTCGCGTAATCGTCCGCGAGGTTTCGGATGTCTTCACTCGGCTTGGGCTCGGCCGCGAGGAACGCCTTGGGTGACGCCCCCTCCGCGAACGGCGGCTTTGCGTCCGGGTGCGACTTACGCCAGCCGGACGTGCCAGCCGCGGAACCCTTGTCGGTTGCGGCCTCGATGGCTTCACGGAAAAATTGGGCCTTGGTCGCGTCCGCCGATGCCTTGTCCAGCGCATCGAAGTTCCCGGCGCGGACTTCGGCCATCGTCGCCTGCGCGGTCTTGGATGCAGCGTCCTGGGCAGCCATGAGCGTGTCCAGGTCGGCCCGGTCTTTCAACCCGAGGCCGAGGTCATACGCGGAGCGCGTGAGCGAGCCCTGCGGCCCGAAAAACTTCTGCCACTGTTCAGGCGTGGCATCCGTGACGTCTTTGACGGTTTCGCCCACGGGCTTTTCCGGCAGATAACCAGCGCGCGCGATGTCGGTCTGACCGCCCTTGCCTTGCAGCTCCGGCGCAGGTTCCGCCTTCACGATGTCCGCGGCGTTGAGGCGTTCCACAACCGTGTGGAGGTCGCCCACCGGCATGCCGGCGGCGCGGAGACGATTGCGCAGCGGGTTGGTCTCTTTGATTTCCACCGGACCGCGGCCCTGGGTCGCCTTCTCGGGGTAAATAGGAATGTTGGTGCCCGGCGCGATGCGCTCGGACACGTCTCCCTGCGCGGCGCGGATTTCCTGGGCCTTGATGTTGGCCGGGAGCTGGCCCTTGACCACACGAGCGGTCTGGGGCGGACCCACATCTTTGCCCTGAAGCAGATTGAGCCACTGCTCTTTCTCGGTGCCCAGCGGGACACCCTCGCCCTTTTCGGCCGGGATGGAGACGTTGACGCCTTCGGGGCGCACGAGTTTGCCGCCACCGCCGCGGAAGCCGCGGTCCTGGTTGTCCCAGTAGGTGCGCTGGTCGGCCAAAAGCTGGTTGAGCCCTGCCGCGGTCAGCGCGCCGTTCGCATCGGTCTCCCACGGGACAGTCTCGCCGGCAGCTTTTCCCCACTGCACGGCGCGGTCGATATTGGAGACGACCTTGTCCACGCTGCGGGCGATGACCTGGGGTTCGCCGGTCTTGGTCTGCTCCGCGCGCGTCAAAAACTTTTCCCCGGCATGGACCTCGCGTTGCTCGGGCGGCAAGCCGCGGCCTTCCTCGACCTCGGCCGCGCGCTCGGGCTCGGTCGGTTCGTAGGTGACCTTGGGCGCCCCAGCGTGTTCCATTTTGACCCCGATGCCTTGGTCCATGGCCTGCGCCACGGTGTTCACCGCCGCCTCGTTGTCTTTGCCCTTGGACCACGACGTGAGGATACCCGTGTTCGTGACCGCGGCACGTTTAGCAGAAGGAGCAGCCGGCGGAGTAGCTTCAGCCGGGGCCGGCGCGGGAGGGGACGCGGGCGGCGTGGCTTCGGCCGGTGCCGACGGCTGCTCAAAAAGTGGAAGTTCGCCCTGGGCGGTCGGTTCCGCGGCCGGCTTGACCGGGACCTCTACGGGCGCGGCGGGTGCCGGTGCGGGTTCGGCTGGCTGCACGGGCGGGGCGGCGGTGGCTTGCTGGGCGGCGCGTTGGTCGCGTTCGGCCAGGATTTCTCCCGTGGCGTTGGCCAGCGCTTTGCGCAGGCTATACGACGGCTTCAGGTTCAGCCCCGGCGTCTTGCGGCCGGCGGTCATGTCGAGCCCGAGCGCATTGCCCATGCTCACCGCGGCGTCCAGAAACTTTTGCCGGAAGGTGGTCTTCGCCTCAGGCAGCCCCAAGGATTCCATCGGGGTGTTGTAAAGCAGGTTCGCCCAGTTGTCCGCGATGAACTCGCTGCGGACTTCCTCGGGCGTGAACGGCCGGCCGAATTGCTGTTCGTAGTGCGCCTTGAGCGCATCGAGTTCCTCGGGCGTGTAGGCCTCGCGCACCGCATCGTGCAGGGCTTCCCGCGCCTCGGGCGCCATGACGGATTCCAGGACGTGGGAAAATTCGTGCGGCGCGTCCGCGGACGACTTCACCAGGGTCACGCTCTCCACGTTCCCCTTGTCGTCGGCCACGTTGATTTTCGACACGCCGCGAGAGCGGGCTTCCTGCGCGACGGCCGCTTGCTGCTCTGGTGTGAGCGGCTGGCCACCGTTGGCGCGGATGGTGTCCTGTTCGATGGCCTTCTGGTAAGACGCATCATCCACCAAGAAAAGTTTCTTGCCGAACGGGCGCAGCGTCTCGCGCAGGCTGTCCACCATGTTGCGCGCGTTCTCCGGCGTTGAGGCAGAGACGGCCTCGTGCGCGGCGTTCAGTCCGGGAAAACCTTCGTAGCCGGGCGAGGATGTTTTCTCCCAGTTGATTTGCCCGGGGTCGAAATAGCGTTTCGCGCCGGCCTCGGCGACTGCGCCCTTTACGCCGGTCACCGCGCCGTGAACGGCTCCGCCCACCGCGCCGACACCGAGCAGCCCGCCTTGGGGCTCGTCGGTGGCGAACGCGAGTGGAGCGGTTGTCGCTGCCCCTTCCAGGGCGCCTACCACGGGCGGTTTGACAAAAGCTGCCGCGGTCTTCGCCGCGTTGAGGACCTTGGCCCCGGTCGTGGACTCCAGGCCGAGGGAGAGCTGCCCCTTCGGCGCGGCCCCGGCGGCTTCGCCGACCTCGCGGATGAGCTGTCCGGTCTTGCTGATAACCGGTGCGGCCAAACGTGCGGCGACCAAGGCCTTGGTCGGCACACCGAACATGTGCAGGAACGCGCCCGTGCCGATGCCATGTGCAGAGCTGGGGAGCAGGTTCTTGATGCCCTGGCCGGTGGCCTCGATGCCTTGCCCAACAGCCTGGGCGGTCTTCGCGGCTGCCGTTCCGGCCGCGCGCCCGAGATAACTCAGGGCCGCGTCTGCGCCGGCTTGATTGGCTGCCGTGAAAAGGATGCGCCCGCCGGTAGAAACCGCTTTGAGCCCGACGCCCGTGCCGACGAGCGTGATGGGGTCCGTCAAGCTGAGGAGCTTGATGTTCTCCGGGTTGAGCTGCACGCCTTCGCTGACGAGATTTTTGACGCCCTCACCGCGGGAGAGTTCCTCGACCGTTTGCTTCCAGCCGAGGTCCTTGAAAAATTCGTTCTTGAGTTCCTCGTCCGAGATGGTCCGCCAGTCCTTTTTCCCACCCACGCCGAAGGCCGGGCCGACCAGCTTGCGCGCGCCCTGGCGCACCATGTCCTGGAGCGAGCCCACTGCGGTCTGCGTGCCGGCGGTGGCCTCCGCGATGGCGGCTTCCTTATTGTCTTCCGACATGTTCTCCCATTGCGCGCGCAGCGCGGGGTCGCCGCCCTCGCCGCGGAGGGTCATCGTGATAGTGTTAACCAGCTTACCGATGCCGCCGATTTCTCCGAGGTTCTCCAGCCGCGCCGGGATGGACTTCAGGATGTCCTTCAACAGCGGGACGGTGTCCTTCTTGACGGACTCCACGGTCTTATGGAGCGTGGCTCCCTGGGCCTGCTGCTCGCGATAAGTGTCGAGCGCCTTTTGATAGCGCTTCGGGTCCTTGAAAACGTCGGGATTCTGCGAGACGAAGTCGTGGATTTTGAAGTTCGGGTCCGCCGCCAAGTCCTGGGGTGTGCGTTCATCCAGGGCGTCGGCCTTGCGCTCCCCGGCAAAAGGGTCGTGGACCTGTTGCTCTCCGTGGAAGGGGTCAACCTGCTTCTCTCCGGCAAACGGGTCCGCCGGCTTGACGGCTTCTTTTTCCCCAGGCGCGAGCGGCGGCGGTTCGATGCCCTTCGCAGCGAAAGCCGCGCGCATCTTTGCGTGTTCCGCGGCCAGCGCTTCGGGCGTTAGAGCGCCCGGCTGTTCCGCTGGGGTGAGTGGGATGTCCTGGAAGGCCTGCCCCTCTTGAAGGTCCTGGACGATGGGCATAAATTAGCGGGCTTCGACTGGCAACACGGGGATGTCTGCTTCGGACGGGGCGGGCGCCGGCTCAGCGGCAGGGGCCGGAGCGGCAGGCAGGTTGCCCTTGTATTTTCGGTTCACGAATTTGCGACCGTCCGGCGACATGTAAAACTCTGCGTCGTCGGGGGCCTCGGCCGGCGAGTTGACGACCGGGATTTGCTTCACGAGCGACGCACCCGTGCCTGCGGCTGGCGCCGCAGCTGCCGCGGCGGGCGCGGCTGCTACTGGCGCAGCGGCGGGAGCGGCTGCCGGGGCTGCTGGAGTCGCCACGACGCGTTTGGTCACCGCATCGCGGTTCGGAAGCTGAACAAAGGTTTTCCCGTTGAGCACGTTCATCTCCTCGTCCGTGAGGACCTCGTCCAGGTCGTTTCCGATGTTCTGTTTCTCGGCGCGCTTCTGAATGAATTTGTAATGGTCGCGGGAATCCTCGGACACCGCTTGGTTGTATTGCTGAAAAGCCTGCGCCATCTGGCGACGGTCGTTCTCCGTGAGGATTGCCCCGGCGGGAAGCTGGTCCCGGTTCGGCAGCGTCATAAAGTTGTCCAGCTTTTTCTTGAGCTGTTCGGCGAACGGCGTTTGCTTCTGCACGAAGTCAATCATCGATGGACGAATGACGGCCGAAGGATTCGCGGCCTTCAAAAAGGAATCGATGAGCAGGCCATCCTCGGCGTTTGACGGCGTGGGATTCGACAGCACGTTGCGCGCGACGCGGAGCGCACCGAGAGCAGTATCAAGCCCGCGCTCGTGATTCTTCTTGTCCTTCTGCTGGACCAGCTCATCAATCGCTTTGGGCGCATTCGGCGCGGCGGATTCCACCGTGCGGGTGGGTCCTACGGGGGTGCCCTCTTTGGTAATCATCTGGCCCATGACGGTCTTCTGGCCCGAAGGCAAAACGGTCGTCGTGGTATGTTCCGAGGCCGAGAGCGCCATCTGGCGGTCGTGCTCGCGCTTTTCCTTGGACTGGGTGGCGAGCAAAATGTTCTTGAGCGCGGCGGGGCGGTCAACCGTGCCGTCCGGCTTCGTGGGCAGCTCATAGCCCTCGTGCGCGGCGACGGCCGCGTGGACCTTCGCCACCTCTTCGTTGGAGCCGCCGCTGAGCAAGTTCGTGTAGTCCTGGCGGGCCTTCAGCGCGGCGTTGCGTTGCAGAGCGGGGGACAGCTTGCGCTCGTCCAACATTTTCTGGGCTTGCAGCTCGTGAATCAGGTCTTCGGCATTCCACGAGTTGAGCAACTGATGCGTGGGCATCTTATCATACTTCGACCGCGCTGCCTTGTAATAGGCCTGATACTCGGGGTCGTTTTTGTCCACATGCAGCGTCGGCATAAAATTAGAATCCGGCTTCGGCCGGGAGTTCGGGAGCCGCGGGCAACGGATTGCCGTATGGCGATTCTCCGAGCGGTGCGCCAGCGCTGTCCCGCGGCAGGGACTGTTCCTCGGGCGCGTAGTTGTCGAACAGCCCGCGCTCGCGCGAGGAATCCGTCATGGCCTGTCGGTCGGCGAGGTCCTTCTTCTGGGTCTGTTGCTTGTCCGCCGCAGCGGTCTGCGTGCCCCCGCCCGCCTGCGCGAGATGCATGTTGTTAATCGCCTGCGTCAGCGACATCGCGGCGAAAGTCTTCGCGTCGGAGTTGACCGGAACGATTGGAATGTCGAGGGCAGCCATATTACGCGGTCGCAGTTTTCATCTGTTTGATTTCGCGGACCAGCGCCTTCACACTGGCGAGCGCCACACCAATCGCGTCCACGATGGGAATCGTTTTCGCGTCGCCGGTGCCGCTGCCGAAAAGAATGTCCCAGTCCTGAGCCATGGGTCCGGTGTGCCGGCCCGCCGGCACCCCCTCGATGTCCTTCTTGTATTCCCAGTTCGAGACCGGGAGCCGGGACACCTTGTCGAGAATTTTCTCGTCGTCCACTTCGTGGATGTTTTCCTTGGCGTTTTTGTCGGAGAGCATCGACATGATGCCGCCCATGGCGCCCTGGGACGCTTGGCTTCCGCCACCGCCGCCCGTGCCGCCTGCGCCGCCGTAGGCACCCGAGGCGGTGCCGCCCCAGTTGCCGACCGACTGGTTCAGGGCCGTGTCGCGGATGCGCGCGAATTCGAGCGCCTTCCACGAGTTCAGGTTGGCCTTCTGCATCGCGATGTCGCGCTGCGCCGTGCGGCCGGAGAGGTCGAGGTTCAACGTCTCGCGACCGGTGAGGCCCGTGCCCGTCCCGGCTTCGGTCGAGTTGGCCAACTGGAAAATGCCCGCGGCCCGGCCGAGGTTGGACTGCTCCGAGGATTGAATCGTCGGGAAAATCGAGCCGAGAATCTTCGCCCGGGACTCGGTCATCGCCTGCGCGGTGCCGGCCAGCTGAGACGCCTCCAGGTTGCGGGCCTGCCGCAGCTTTTCGCCCGCGCTGCCGAGCACGTTCGAAACTACGCCGCCCACGGACCGCTCACCCGGCTTGATGCCCGCTTGCGCGGACGCTCCCACACCGGCGCGGACCAGCTCGGCCTGATACTCCGGCGGCAGACTACCGCCCAGCTGGAGAAGGTCGTTCGCTTTCTGGATGACGGTGTCCTTGAGTTTCTTCAACTCCGGATTTTGGTCGATGTTCTCGCTGAAAAGCTGCTTAGCGACCCGCGTGGATTCGAGCGAGGAGGCCGGCGTCTGGGCCTGCGCGAGGAGGTCCTTGCGCGCCTGCTGCCCGGCCGCATACATCTCCGGCTCGTATTGCTTCTGTAGCGCGACGCGGCGGTCCAGGTAGCCCTTGTCGTATTGCTGGACAAGGTTGGTGATGCGCTCGATGTTGTAGTCCTGCGACAGCGCGTCGCGCTGGGCATTGAGGCCATTACGCTGTGCCGCGTAAGCCTCGTTCATCGCCTTTTCGTCGGTGAAGCGCTCGGCGATGGACGCCGCCGTTCCTAGAATTGAACCCATAAATTAAAGTCGTTTCCGAAAACCCAGCTCGGCCAGTTCGTAGCCGCGCTTCTCAAAAATTGCCTTCCCGCCATCTTCGTCCACCGTGAACATGTGCCCGTGGACGATACTCGTGCAGCCCCGCAACCGGGCGTCTTCCTCTGCCCAATTCAGCAAGGCACGCCCCACGCCGCGCCCGCGGGCCTCGGGAACCACATAGAGAAAAGTCATCGTGGCCGTCCGCTCGCCGTTGAAGGTGTCCGGACAAAAATTCAGGCCCACGAGCCCTTCCGGCCCCGCGGCACTGATAAACCAATTCGCAGCCGCTATCGTCCCGCAGTTCTGCGAGATGAGCGAGGACCAGAGGCGGGACAGCGTTCGCATGTCCAGCTGACCGGGGTATTTCACCTCGTCGAAATAGCGCTGGAACAGCGGGCGGAGCAGGTAGAGCCCTTCCGGGATTACCTTCACCAAAGTCGTCACTTTTTCAGTTGCGGTCATCTACTATTAAGTGTTCCGAATCAGTCCTTTGTCAAGTGCCAAAGGAACACCGTCGGCTGGATGGTATTGTGACCGACAGCCGCCGCGGTGTAGCCCGGGGCCTTTTCCAAGGTGAACTGGCGGCTGGTCATCAGCTGCGTGCCCGTCGGGCCGAGGGTCACCCCCGTCTGGCTGCCGTTCGGGGACGAGTGCCCCGTGCGGGCGGTCTGGCTGTTCGGCGGCGTTGGCACCGGGATGCCGGCGCTCTGAATTTCCGTGTCCGCGTCTTCCACCCGGAAGAAAACGATGTTGGCCTGCGTGCTGTTCAGGAGCGACGCGTGCCCAATCATGTGCGAGTGCTGCTCGATTTCGAGCGAGGACAACACATGATTCTCTTCGCCGAACGTGTCGCCGGCCCCGCGCTGGGTGATTCCCGAGGGGGTCGATACCGCGCTCTCCGGGGAGGTCCCCGCATCCTTGGCTGCCTGGGCGATGGTCCGGCCGCGCTTGGACTCGTCGTTGTCGTAGAGCAGCGACCAGCCCGGGTTGCGGGTGAGGACAACCGTCAGCACGTCGCCGGTGACGGCCTTGACGTCGCCCGGGGACCCTGAGACGGTGCGCCACGCATTCCGTTCCCAATGAATCAGGCAGTTGATGTCCGTGTCGAAATACGTTTCGAGTTCAATGGGGTCCGACGGCCGGTTGGCCGTGGTGCCGTTGTTCGGGATGCTGGGGGCGGGTTCCCACGAGTTTCCGTCCCAGCCATACCAGCCCACGGGCCGGCTGCCGACGGAGCGGAACCAGATGAGCGGGTCATTCGTGCCGGGCTGCCCGGGGTTGTTCGGCCCGATGAACGCGAACGCGCTCAACGAGTCGGAGATGTCCAGCGGGACGTAGTGCCCGACATTGATGTCGAACACGTAGAGCTTCGTGCCGTTTTTGAACCACGGACCGGAGTTGCTCGCGGGCTCCACGTCGCCGATGACGAAAAAGTTCGTGCCGACCGGGGACTGGATGTCCATCCGTTCGAGGATTGCCGCGAAATACTCCTGCGGCGTCCCTTCGAAGTCGGGCGGAATCTGCGACGCGACGATGACCAAATTGGTTTTTTGAAGTGGCATATTATTGCGGCCCGTGTTCGAGCGCCTTGACGCGGTCTTGCAAATCGAAAATCTGCGCCAGCAAAAGCTGGATGGGGTTTTCCAGGTAACGCGCCAGGGCGTCGCCATCACCGGCGTTCACGAGCGTTTCGAAGTCGGCAACGGCATCGGTCGAGACACGGAAGATGGTGCCGTCGCGGCGATGAAAATCTTTGCCGAAGGCCACCGCGAGCGCGTCCACCGCCTTTTTCGCGTCCTGGGGATTCGCGTGGTTGTTGCCGTGCCCAGGGTTCGGGGGCGGTCCGCCGGCCTTGGCGTTGCCGCTGTTGCCGGGGGCGGGAGTCGGAGACGGCGCGGGCGCGGGCGTTGGCGTCGGCGTCGGCGGGGTGTTCGCGTTGGGGTTAGCCATAAAATTAGAGGCAGGGCTCCACGACGACGTGCAGCGCGGTTGATGGATTCGACAGCCCGAAGTCGCCGAACGCGGCCACTTGGTAAAAGTATTCGCCGGGCGCGACCTCCGCCGTATAGACGGCGTCCTCGACCGATGCCGCGTAGAGGAACGGACCAGACACGCTGTCCGCGACATATACGTTGTAGCCGAGTGCGCCCGCGAGCGGGGTCCATGTTAGCGTAATCACGCGGGGACATTCACTCACGACGGCAGCCAGTCCGACCGGGCCGTCAATCGCGACAATGGCGATGAACGCGGGAATCGAGCTGCTCGAACCGCTGCCGCTTTCAGCAGGGCTGAGCTGACAGATTAACGGCGACCGGTAATTGATTCGCAATTCCCGGCGCGTGATTCCGCGCAATGAGTCGAACTGGGTCATAGTCCGGTTCCTGTGGAAATCATAATCGGCAGCGACAGCTCCAGCTGTCGCGATGCCCGACGCCGCGCAATGGCCTGCGCGATTTTGTCCGCGTCCTGCTGGCTGATGATGGACTCGCCGTATCCCGTGCCGACCTCGGTAAGGCCCTGCTCGGTGATGGACACCGTCTGGTTGCTCGTGAACAGTGGGATGTTCGCGTTCAGTTCCGCGATGCTATCCGAAGCCGCGCCGTCGAAGCGGACGAAGTTTTGCTCGGGGCCTTCGTCTTCCTCGCAGCGGCCGGAGAGTTCTTTATTCGGGCTAACCGCGCCCGGCGTTCCCGGAGCGGGTTCCATATAAATACGGATTCCACGCACTGCACCAGGACCAGAGACCACAATGAGAAGTTGAAAAGATTCATCGAGAAAATCCAGCTTGAACGACTCCACGTCGCAAGACGACAGGTCCTCGGCCGAGGCCAATTCCTTGGCGTCTTGCGTTCGCAGGGGCCGCGTCTGTTTTTTGAACGCGAACATTTTTTCGCTGCTCTTGATTTTGTGTCCCTGACGAATGGAGCCACGCGGCGCCTCAATTCGTTTCGTCATCAGCCGCTTGTAGCGACCCCGATACGGTCCGGCCCAGAAGACCGCAATGTCCACAGTGCCCGATAACTCGGACATAAAGATGTCGGCGTAGCGCACGGTCTTGTCCCGGAGCGGCACCTCGGCCGAGAACGCGCGCGTCTCGCCATACCACGTAATCGGGCAGCCGTCGTCCAGGCGGTCGGGAGTGAACGCTTCCCACAACCGATTCTGGCCGTCGAAATCCGCGCTGACGAAAAAGATGCGATTCGAGCCGGCGAACAAACCGTAAAGCCATTCCACCGGCCGCGTGCCGGACCACATGGAATTCCACGCGAAGGGAGACTTCTGGTCCTTCTTTTGCCACGTCGCGCCGTCCAGGCACCACGTATGCGTGTTCTTTTTGTCGCAGTAGGGCACCGACACGAGCAGGTAGTTTTCGAAAAATCCACAGGCGATTCCGTTGAGGTCATCGCCCAGGCGCGATTTGCTGTCCGCCATCTCGTTGTCCTCATAAGGCGTGACGGAGGTCTGTCGCGTCAGCTCAGCTGCGTTCACGTTCGTCAAGCCGCCGGCAGAATACCACCACAGCAGGCCGTGCAAGAGCGACACAGACCGGGCCGAGACGCAGCCCACTTCGGGGAATTGGAGAAACTGGAAGTTTGGCGTGGCGAGCCACGTCGCGCGGTCGCGGATGCCGGACTGGATGAGGGTCGTCGTGTCCTGGGTGAAAACGAACAGTGACGCCAGCTCGGCGTTCGCGGTCGGCTCGGCCAGCGCGGTGATTTCCCCCGGCAGTGTGAAGGCTTCCACGGTGGCGAAATACTGCGGCTCCAAAAAGTGCTGCGGGTCGTAGAGGTCGCTCGCGAAAAGTTTTGCGCCCTGGGCCACCCAGAGTCGGTCCCCGGACCAAGCCATCGGCCCGCCGAGTTTGATTTCCGGGTTGTGGAACGCGTTGTAGCCGTCGAACACGGCCGGCGCAGTAAGCCCACCGTCCTGGATGATGACGAGGTTAATTGCGGGGATGATTCGAATGCTGCCGTCGTCGTTGCGCGTCGTGGCCTGCTCGGCCTGCACGAAGAAAAGCTGCCGGGCCGTCGGCGAGAACTGAATCGCCAGCTGCCGGAAGGTTCGGTAGGGATAGTCCGACAGATACACGAGCCCGTCCACGGCGAAGAGGACAGATTCGATGCCGACCTTGGGCCGGAAGACGAAGCCGCCCTGGAGGTTCCCCGCCGGCATCGCGAAGCGGCACCGGTAGCCGGGCCGGCATTGTAACACGCCGCCGCGGTTGACCGCGTTGAGTGCCCGCGCGTAAAAGCCGGGCGTCAACATCGCGGGGTCGGACATGGAATCCATGCCCCCGAGAAAGGTCAGCTCCCCATCTTCTGAACGCGGCGTTGCCATGTCCCCTCAGTCCGCGGCTTACAGGCTGCCGACGTATTGGCTGTAGTTGCCCTTGTCGTGACCGTTTTTTAGGCGGTCGATGCGGTCCTTGTCCTCAGCGTCCACGACCGAATAGTCGAAGATGCCTTGCGGGGCCGGCTTGTTGGCGTTGGTCTTGGCGTTTTCAGTCGCCCCGTTCGAGGGCGGCATGCCTTTATCTTGTTTCACGTTGTCCATACACATCAGTCAACATTCCAGTCGTCTTTTTGGGAGATGCTGTTGCGGTCTTCGACCTGCATCGGCATCGCATTCGGGCTGACGAGTGCGCCCTCTTGCTCGGTGAGAATCCGCGAGGCGTGTGCCTCGAATTGCATGCCATTAGCAACGTCGGAGTCCAGGTAAAACTTCACGGCCTTCATCGCCATGACGAGCGCGAAGCGGCTGTGCAAAAGGATGCGCGTGTTGAGGCTCGTGATGTCGAAGGATTTCTTTCGATACACGATGCGGACCCACGGGCAGCCGCGCGAGATTTTGATGCGACGATAGCGGGGATGGGTTTCCTCCGGGTCGTAAATCCCGATGAGCGTGCCCGAGCTGGACGAGTTGTCGAAGGTCGAGAGCCGGATGATGCCGGCCGAGGGACCCTTGACGATGTCCGTGATGCGGCTCACCAGCGGGTCCGTCGACGCGGGGACCGCGTAGCCAAAAATTGTGGGGACCAGAAGCCCGTCCGTCCAGACGCCGTCCTCCAAAGTTTGCAGCGGCTTGTTCTGGTTGTCGAATCCGAATACGCGCAGCTCCACGCCGGAGTCTTCGGGCTTGTCCACGAACGCCACGAGTCGGCCCGGGCAGATGATGTCCTTGTAGGTCACCGCCGGCAGCTCATCGAACCACGAGTAGTCGCAGCGATTTTTGCAATCGCCGGGACCGTTCAAGTGGAACGAAAAAAGTTCATTGTGCCCGAGAGCCGGACGGCCCGCGAGGTTCACCCCGAGGACAGTTTCCACTTCGCGCGGGAGCGTGACGCATTTATTCGTCACGCAGATGTCGAGCGCGCCAACGAGCGGGTCCACATCGCCTTTATTCGCCAACATGCGGATGGCATCTGTGGCATACCGAAAGAGTTTCTCTTCTCGGCAAATACCGAAGATGTCCTTACAGTCGTCCATGATGTCTTTCATTTGCATCATACGCGGTCGCCCTTTCGCAAATTGTCCGCAACCAAGAGCGGTTGAAAGTTACTCCAATGAAAGCAGGCCCGTTGCTGCGCCGGGTCTGTCAGGTCGAACGCGGCACACGGAACGATATGGTCTGCGTGCCACACGGACCCATAATTTTTCCAGGTCATGGCGGGGATAAACTGGCCCTGCAGATATACCTGAAATTCCCGGAGGTTCATATCCAACAAACCGTAAAAAACAGAGGATTTGACTTTGCCCCGCAACAAAACACTAAGGCGACTCCGCAAAGAATTTTGTAGTCGGAACGCCGGGTCAAGGCGTCGTTTCGCGTAGACGCGCCGTTTCTGCGCGCGAACCTTGTCCGGGTTGCGCTTCCTCCACGCGCGCGTGAAGCCCGTTAGCCGTGCTCGGTGCTTTCGCGCCGATAGCCGGGAACATTCTCGCCGCTTTGTGAGGTCCGCGTATGGCATTAGTAAGATTCCTCTTCCATCTCAGCCGCGTGGCGGTCCAACGCCTCGGCGCCGGATTCCTCTTTTTCCTCGGCTTCGACTTTTCCCTTCTTCACGGATTCGATGGACTTGATTTCCAGGTCCACGGTGTATCGCATCTTCCCGTCGCGATTCTTGGACTTGTTCTCACCGGTCTTCCGGAAGGTGACCGTCATCTCACCGGAGTCCGGTAGGTCATAATCGGACGGCCATTCGAGGTGCAGACTGGGATACATTTTGTCGGGCATGGACGCCGTGCTCGGCCCGTCCATCTTGTATCCGAGGTCCATAGGCATGTCGCTTTTCATCGTGTAAGAAGTGGTTGGTTTTCAGCCGTTGTCAATACATCTTGTAAACCACGATTCCCGCCACCTCGATGGGGGTCGTGGCGTGGCTCCACCAGATGTTGATGGTGTCGAGGACGCCCGTGGACTCATCAAAAGTCGCAGACTGCGTGGACGAGGCCCCGTCCCACCACCAGCCGTTGTTGTTGGTCGAAGTGTCCGGGTCCGCGGCCACATTGAGCAGGTTCCCCCAATCCAGATTTTGCTCCGGTCCGCCGGCACCCGTGCCCGAGGATGCAGGACCCTGGACGAACATGGAGTAAGTCGTGCTGGCCCCGAACCGCAATCGCTTCACGTCGAAAACATTCAAGCAAAGCGCGGTGGACGTGGACGGGTAGCCCTTCATCGAAGAGACGCCCCCGTAGTCGGTCCAGGTCGCGTTCCGCTTCGAAGACCCGCCCGCAAACGTGGCGGCAAAAGTCGCAATGTCCGTGCCGGCGGAAAACGTGTATTGGTTCGTGTTGCCGACGCGCGTCGTGGCCCCGATGAAGTTCGCGCAGCCCGTGCTGCCGGCGCCGGTCACGATGCCGGAGCACACACCGAAAGCGAAGTCCCCGGTAATGGTGGACCCGCTGTTGATTCGCAAAAGCAGACCAATGCGCAAGCGCTTCCACTTTTCACCCCAGGCCATTTTTCGCTTGAACTCACCCGGACCCGCCAAGGAAAGCCGCTTGTCCGTGCGGCCGTCGTTCATGGTCACGGCCACGATGGTCGCGCCAGATGCCGCACCGCTGCCGCTCCAACCCGAGCCGCTCGTGAAGCTGGTAATGGCGCCGGTGGCGTAGTCGTCGAAACTTTCTACAGCGAAAGTGGATGGGTCGGCCGGGGAACCGGCAACGCCGCCCGTGCCGTTCGCGCCCGTCGGACCGGTCGGACCGGTCGGACCCGTCGGACCCGTCGCGCCCGTCGCGCCATTCGCGCCGGTGGGGCCGGTGGGGCCGGTCGGTCCAGTCGGACCCGTAGCGCCCGTGGTTCCCGTGCCACCCGCGCCCGTTGCGCCCGTGGCGCCCGTCGGACCCGTGGGACCCGTGGGGCCGGTCGGCCCCGTCGGACCCGTGACGCTTGCACCATTCGCGCCCGTCGGACCCGTGGGACCCGTTGGGCCATTCGAGCCCGTCGGACCGACCGCGCCCGTGGGGCCAGTGGGACCCGTGGGGCCGGTTGGACCCGTGACACCATTCGTGCCGTTCGTGCCATTCGCGCCCGTCGGACCCGTGGGGCCGGTAGGCCCCGCAATCTGGTTCAGCGAAGTGACATGGATGCGACGGAGCTGGATGACCCCGCCGTCGCTCAGCTGGCCAATCAGCAGATGCCCGTCGCCGTCCACGGTGATGGGCGTCTGTTCGAAAACTTCTTCCAGCGAGACGTTCATGTTAGTAAACCTTGAAAACTCCCATGCCGCAAATCTCCAACGGATGCGCGCCGTCCCAACGTATATTCAGCGTGTCGAGCACGCCCGTAGATTCGTCGAACGTGGTGGAGTTGGTTACGGTAGTGCCGGCGCTACCGCTCACCTGGACAATGGTATCGTCACCAGCGAGATTGGCGTTCACGCTGGCGAGCAACGTGTGGAGCAGCGCCCGTTTGCTCAGCGCAAACTCGGCCTGCGTCACGTTCGTAGAGCGCATGCCGAAGGAATACGTCACGGGTGTTGCGGTCGTCGCGGCCACCGGTCGGGAAATGTCTAGGAAAAGAATCGAACGGGCGTTCTCAGTGGCCGCGAACCGCCGACCGTCGGAACCGGCCCCCGCGCCGAAATCAGCCGGCGCGCCTGCACCGCGTTTCGTGACGAATCGGGTGCTGACACTCTGGAAGAAAAAGTCCTTGGCCGTGCCGTTCACGAAGGCCCAGGAATTCGCGCTAGCGGGGTCGAAATAAATCCCGATGGAATTGTCCGTTGTGCCGCCAAATGGGTTGCTCGTGCCGCTGCACAGGCCAACGAATCCATTCCCGGTGAAGGTGGATGACCCGTTGACGCGGAGCAGGAGCGCGATGCGCAGGCGATGCCAATCGGACCCAACGTAGAGCTTGCGCGCAAACTCACCAGAGGTGAGGCTGAGTCGTCGTTCCGTGCGTCCGTTCGCGATAGAGCGTTGCACGATGTTGCCGCCAGAGACAATACCATTCGTGTCCCACCCGAAACCGCCCGTAGGGGCGCCGATAGCCCCGGGGGCGTATTCCTCAAATAGGTCCAGCGACAGGCCATCGGGATGCACCCACTCATCGGACGAGTCGGCGCCCTGCGGGCCGGTCGGCCCGGGAACGGTGGACGCCGCGCCGGTTGGGCCGGTCGGGCCGGGGTCCCCGGGAAGGCCCTGCGGACCCGCGGGACCGGTGGCCCCCAATTGGCTGGGCGCGAGTTTCTTCGTGATGTAGGGCTTCTCCGCGCCCGGGGGCTGTTTTTCCGCAATGAACAGCCAACCCTCGGGGTTGGACTCAGAGCCCGCTACGTAGTTTGAAACTTTCATTCGCGCAAATCGTCGATGATGGTGGCCCCGGACGCCTCATCCAAAAGAGGAAAGCCGTCCTCGTCTTGCAGCACGTCATCCGTCTGGTTGACAATGATGCGCTCCGGCAGCGTGCGACCGGGCAGGATTTTCGTCGCGCCCTTCGGGTTGCAGGGCCGGGACAAATCGCCTTCGGTATCGCGATGAAGCGGATGCGTGCAATCGTTCATGCCAGTTTGATGAACATGATGTTCGAGCCGTCCTGAAAAATCGTCTGCGGTGCCGAGGCACTTTCGGACGTGACGTGCGCGTCGATGATGTTGTTGATGCTCGCGGTCTGCACAATCGCCCAGATGTGGACATACGTGCAGTGGTTGCTTCCACCGGTGTTCCAGATGATGGTGTCCGGGTGCTCGCCGCCGGGCACCGGGGTCGCAGTCGTCTGATTGTTCAGGTAAAAATCCCACTGGAGATTGTCCCCGCTGCCGATGTCGTTGAAGCAGCGGAAGCGCGCCATGACGAAATATGTGCCGATGGTCGGGAGCGTGACCTCCGGGTCGTCGATGCCGAACGTGATTTTGTTGTCCGAGTTCGTCACCGTCATGTCCGTCGCGCCGGTGATGACCACCTGCCCGTTGGAGTTCGTGGAGACAGCCCCCGTCGGCCCGGTCGGACCCGTTGCCCCTGTCGGGCCGGTCGGGCCTTGAATACCTTGCGCGCCCGTGGGACCTTGCAGGCCGGGTGCGCCAGTCGGGCCGGTAATCGTTAGCCCGCGCGGCCCGCAGGGCAGCACGATGGTGCCCGGGACGGTGACCGCGTTCGGCGTCGGCACAGACTCGATGAGCTGCGCGAATACCGAGTTGGAGACGCGGCTCGTGATGATGTAGTAGCCGGACCCCGGTATGAAAACTGTCTGGCCCACGGTGACCGAGGGCGAGTCCACGATGTTGAAGTTCACCGTGCCGCCGGCCGTCGGCTGCACAAACGCGGTTAGGATAATCGTCCAGGGATTGGCACCGTTTTCGCCG